ATCACATACTTCGTGACGCAATTCTATGCCCAAAACCAAACCCGCGTTATGCGTATATGGCTCCCACCTATCGTCAGGCGAAGAACGTGGCTTGGGACTATCTAAAGCAGTTTGCGGGTGCGATCCCTGGCGTTAAGTTCCACGAGACAGAACTGAGGTGCGATTTGCCGACAGGCGCTCGTATCAGTCTGCTCGGCGCTGAAAACCCTGACAGCCTTCGTGGTATTTATCTTGACGGCTGCGTAATGGACGAAGTTGCGCAAATGCCCGAGAATGTGTTTCCTGAGGTTATTCGTCCTGCACTGTCGGATCGCAAGGGTTGGGCTGCATTCATCGGCACACCGAAAGGACACAACGCCTTCTATGATTTGTATGAGGAAGCTGCTGCGAGCGATGAGTGGCTTTGCGCGATTTACAAGGCGAGTGAGACGGGCTTGCTCGATGATGAAGAATTGCAAGCTGCGCGCAAAACGATGTCCGAAGATCAGTATATGCAGGAATTTGAGTGTTCGTGGAATGCGAATGTTCCTGGTGCGATCTATGGTAAGGAGTTAGAGGCGGCTCAGGCGGATGGCAAGATTAGCAAGGTTCCGTATGACCCGAGCGTGCGGGTCGATACTTGGTGGGACTTGGGCGTTGGTGACTCAACCGCGATTTGGTTTACGCAGACTGTTGGCCGTGCGGTTCATGTAATTGACTTTTATGAGGCTCGGAATGAGGGTCTGCCGCACTATTGCAAGGTGCTAGTGGACAAAAAGTATTTATACGGGACACACAACGCTCCGCATGATATAGAGGTAAGGGAGTTGGGTTCAGGTAAGAGCCGCCGAGAGGTTGCTTGGGACTTGGGCTTGAACTTTCGTGTTGTGCCGAAGTTGCCAGTTGAAGATGGTATTCATGCGGCGCAGATGTTAATACCGCGCTTGTGGTTTGACCGCGATGCTTGCAAGGATGGACTTGAGGCTTTGCGTCAGTATCATAGGGCGTATAATGAGCGCACTAGGAGTTTCAGAGCAAACCCTGTGCATGATTGGACGAGCCACGCGGCTGATGCGTTTCGGTATTTAGCGGTTGGGCTTAGAGAGGATAGGGCTGGTGGTCGGCCCCCACAACGGCAGGCGGTCATGGATTATGATCCGTTTGCAGCTTGAGAGGTAAATGACATGGGTGCATTTGTTCCAATAATTTCTGCGGTGCTAGGAACAACGGCTGGTAAGATAGGCGCTGGCGCAGTTGGCGGCGCTTTGATTTCCAAGTTGGCTTCGCCAAAGGCTCCTGCAATGCCAACAATGCCCGCGGCTGTAGCGCCGACACCAGCGGCTCCAGCCCCTACTCCGCCAGCAGCGCCCACCACGCCTGCGGGAACTCCTGCGAGCGCGGAAGAAACTGCAGCATCACCCGCTGTAGCTGCGGCTGAGGCTACTGCTAAGAAGGGTCGTGCTTCTACGATTGCGACTGCACCAGGCGGTATTCTTGGGACGGCTGGCACTCGTGAGCGCCGTTCGATTATGGGTGGTGGCCTTATTCGATGAACCCACAGTTCCTTAACATAGCGGGCATGATGGGTCGGCGGGCTAATCAGCCTGCTCGTATGACGCGCGCTGCTACTGTTGATCCGCTTGAACGCTTGAATCAGCGCATGGCGGGTCGCATGGAAGGTGGCAATGTTAAGAAGAAAACGAAAGAAGATCGCGCTCGGCGGTCTTTAATGTCTAGCTACGGGATGATGTAATGGCTGAGGTAAATCCGCTTGTCGCCAAACTGGATCGCAGATACCGCGAGTTGAAGTCGTCTCGATCTAATTGGGAAAATCACTGGCAACAGCTTGCGGATTATATGTTGCCGCGTAAGGCTGACATTGTGAAGAAGCGCACTCAGGGCGATAAGCGCACTGAGTTGATTTTTGACGGCACTGCCATTCATGCGGTTGAGTTGTTGGCTTCGTCCTTGCACGGGATGTTGACCAGCCCTAGCACGCCGTGGTTCTCCATGCGGTTTCGCAATCCTGCGTTGCAACAGGATGATGCGGCGAATGAGTGGTTGGAGTTGTCGCTCGATCAGATGTATCAGGCGTTTCACCGTTCTAACTTTCAGCAAGAGATTCACGAGCTTTACTATGACCTCGTAGTGTTCGGCACTGGCGCGATTTACGTTGAGGGCGCTGAGGACGGCTTTAGGTTTGGCGCGCGTCACATTGCCGAGATTTGCATTTCTGAAAGCGCGAATGGTCAGGTTGATACGGTTTATCGTAAGTTCAAGATGACCGCGCGTGCGATGGAACAGAAGTTTGGCAAGGATAATTTGCCGACACAGGTTCAGAAGGACGTAGAGAAAGAGCCGTATAAGGAGCATGAGATCATTCATGCGGTATATCCGCGTGGTGGTAAGTCTGCGCGTGCGGCGCGAAGCAAGCCCATTGCATCCGTGTATTACCATGGGGCCACGAAGTTCTTGTTGAGCGAGAGTGGCTTTGACGAGTTTCCGTTTATGGTTCCTCGCTTTGTGAAGGATAGTGTGTCGGTTTATGGTCGTTCACCCGCCATGACCGCGCTTCCCGATGTGAAGATGGTCAACAAGATGAGCGAGACGACCATTAAGGCCGCTCAGAAGCAGGTTGATCCGCCATTGATGGCTCCTGACGATGGGTTCATGTTGCCGATCCGCACGACACCAGGGTCTTTGAATTTCTACCGCGCAGGCACGCGGGATCGTTTGGAGCCGTTGCAGATCGGCGCGAACAACCCGCTTGGTTTGAATATGGAGGAGCAGCGCAGGAATGCCATTCGTCAGGCGTTCTATGTGGATCAGCTTTTGCTGTCGCAGGGCCAGAACATGACCGCGACAGAAGTGTTGCAAAGGAACGAAGAGAAGATGCGCTTGCTCGGGCCTGTGCTTGGGCGTTTGCAGGCTGAGCTTTTACAGCCGCTCATCTCGCGTTGCTTTGCACTGCTGCTCAGGGGCGGCCTCCTCCCTCCTGCCCCTGAGCAGCTTCAGGGTCAGGATATTGATATTGAGTATGTGTCTCCGCTTGCGAAAGCACAGAAGATGACTGATTTGCAGTCTATGCTGCGTGGTTTTGAGGTGATGATGCAGGTGGCTGAGATTGCGCCTGTGATGGATTACTTGGATACGGATCGGCTGGTTAAGTATTTGGTCGAAACGACAGGTATTCCTGCGCGTGTTATTCGCTCGGACGAGGAAGTCGCGCGCATTCGCCGTCAGCAACAACAGGCGGCGCAGGAGCAAGCCGCGATGCAGCAGGAGCAAATGCTTACAGAGCAGGCTAAAAATGTCGCACCACTTGTTAAGGCGGTCGGCAGTCAGGGAGAATAATGAAGCAAATAGAAGATTTGAAACTCGCGTATCGGCGGACGTTTAACACCGAAGATGGCGAGAAGGTATTGTCGGACTTGAAGGCTAGGTTTTCCTTTGAGGCGACTACATTTGTTCCTAACGATCCCCATCAATCCGCTTTCCGCGAGGGCCAGCGTGACGCTGTGCTTTTGATCGTTAGGATGCTCTCGGAGGAAGGCAAACCAAGGTAAGGATATACCATGAGCGAAGAGGCAACCCAAGAAGTTGGGTCTCAAGAAGTCGCTGACACTTCCGCAGCAACAGAGGCCCAAGCAGTAGATACATCTACACAAGCTGCACCATTAAGTTTCCTAGATAGTCTGCCAGAAGATTTGCGTCAGGAACCAAGCCTGCGTAACTTTACTGATCCTGCGGCATTGGCGAAAAGTTACGTCCATGCGCAGCGCATGATCGGCGCGGATAAAGTTGCCTTGCCAGGCAAGTCTGCAACTGACGATGAATGGCGCGCATTGTATCAAAGGCTTGGCGCGCCGAATGATCCTGCAAATTATGAAATCAATGTTGAGGCAAACATCCTAGGGCAGGAGGGTTTGGATCAATTCAAGAATGCTGCGTTTCAAGCAGGGTTGAATGATCGTCAGGCATCTACTGTTGCTGAATTTATGGAGACAACGCTTTCTCAGGCGCAGGCGCAATATGAGCAACAAGCTGACGAGGCGCGCTACACTGGCGAGCAGGAATTGCGCAAAGAGTGGGGTCAGGCTTTTGAGCAAAAGCTAGAGCTTGCTTATAAGGCAGCCGTTGACACGCTTGGCAGCGCTGATCTTTTGGACAACATTAAGTTGGCTGATGGCCGTATGCTTGGCGATCACCCAGACGTTGTTCGTATGTTTGCAAGGATCGCTGAATCTATTGGGGAAGATAATTTGATCGGTGATACATCCGAGATGGTTATGACCCCAGCGGAAGCATCTGAGAGAATTACTGAGATGACTAGACGCGATAGCCCATATTGGGATAAGATGCACCCTGAACATCAGAAGTATGTTGATGAAGTCTTGAGGCTTCGTGAGTATGCTTGATGTGCGGATAACCGCGAGGCCCGCAGGACAAACCTGTCAGACAGGTGGAGTGGCTGCCCTTAGCAGTAAGCACGGCCCCGCAAGGGATAACCGAGCGCAGCAACCTGAAACCTTTGTTGGAGTGAATGACTAATGTCTACTCAAATCACTACGGCATTCGTCAATCAGTTTTCCTCGAACATCCAGATGCTTTCGCAGCAGATGGGTTCGCTGCTGCGTAACGCGGTGGATGTGGAAACTGTGAATGGCGAAAAAGCCTTCTTCGATCAGGTCGGTAGCGCTGCTGCTGTCCTGCGCACTACTCGTCATGCGGATACTCCGCTCATCGACACCCCTCACAGCCGCCGCATGGTAACGCTGTCTGACTACGAATACGCTGACCTTGTTGACGATCAGGACAAGGTTCGTTTGTTGGTAGACCCGACATCGACTTATGCCCGTGCCGCTGCTGCTGCAATGGGTCGCGCAATGGATGACGTAATCATTTCTGCTGCTCTTGGTTCCGCCAAGACAGGCAAAGATGGTTCCACAACCACTGCGTTTGACACCTCGAACAACCAGATCGCCGCAGGCGGTGGTGGTTTGACCTTGGCAAAGCTAATTGAAGCGAAGGAAATCTTGGACAGCGGTGACGTTGATCCTTCGATCCCTCGTTACATTGCTTGCTCGCCTAAGCAAATCTCTGATTTGTTGAACAACACAACCGTAACTTCTTCCGACTACAACACCGTAAAGGCGTTGGCGATGGGCGAAATCAACAGCTTCGTTGGCTTCAACTTCATCGTCACCAACCGCTTGGGTGTTGACGGTTCTTCCAACCGCCGCGTTATCGCGTGGGCGATGGACGGCATTAAAGCTGCAATTGGCAAGGAGCCAACTGCACGCATTGATGAGCGCGCCGACAAGTCGTATGCGACCCAAATCTACTACTCCATGACTCTCGGGGCGACCCGCATGGAGGAGAAGAAGGTCGTTGAAGTTCTCTGTGCAGAATAAGGAGACTGACTAATGGCTACTGTATATTCCGCACAGCGCACCAATGCGATTGCCGATCCTTCGGTAAACAACAAGGCCAATGAATTTGCTGGTCGTGTTCGCATTGCACATGGCACATATGAAGCATCTGCTTTGGCATCTGGCGATGTCATTGAGATGTTCACTTTGCCAGACGGCGCACGTTTGATCGGCGGCTCCTTGGCGTATGACGCTCTTGGCGCTTCCACCACGCTCTCCGTAGGCTACGCAGCGCACACTAACGCTGCTGGCACTGCGGTATCTGCATCTGCTGCTGCTTACAAAGCGGCTGCATCTACTGCTACCGCTGGTAAGGTAGACGTTCTCGCAACTTTGGCGCTCGGCTCGGGTTCCGAAGTTGACGCGAATGAAGATGGTATGGTTGTCACCGCCACCATGGGTGGTGCGGCTGGCACTGGAACCATCGAACTTACCATCATGTATGTGGTAGACTAAGATAAGAAGGGGGCGGTAATGCCGCCCCCTTTTCTCAAAGGAGGTTAGGATGGCAAGCACGGTTGATATTGCTAACTACGCGCTGAATATCATCGGTGCTTCAAACATTTCTGCTTTTGATGAAAACAGCAAGGCGGCCCGTCTTGTCAATCAGCGTTACGAAGGTGTTCGTGATGCTGTGTTCCGATCTCACCCATGGAATTGTTTGATCAAGAGATCGGAGCTTGCGCAGGAAGTTGAGGAGCCTTCGTTTGGCTATGCGCATCAATACGCGCTTCCATCTGATCCATTCTGCCTTCGGGTGCTGGAGTTCTCAAATGGTTCTTTGTCCTATCCGCAGGACAATATGACGAGCAATACTGGCGGTCCTGTATTTGTAATCGAAGGACGTAAGTTGCTGACAGATGAAGGCACGGTTCGGATCAAGTATATCGCCCGCATAACAGACCCGCAGCAATATGATGCTCTTTTAACTGAGGCTCTTGCAGCGCGCTTGGCATCTGAAATTGCGTATGCGCTGACAGGCTCGACAAGCGTATCGCAGCTTTCGGATGCACTGTATCGTGACAAGCTGCGCGAAGCGCGCTTTGTGGATGGCACTGAGGGTGCGCCACAGAAACTTGAGGCAAGCGACTTTATTGAATCGAGGTTCTAATGGCCCGCTCTGCACCAGCGCTAAGTTCGTTCACCGCAGGTGAAATCTCGCCCCGCCTTGAGGGGCGTATTAATATTGAGAAATACCGCGAGGGTTTGTCGGAGATGACCAACATGGTCGTCATGCCGCATGGTGGTGTCACCCGCCGCCCTGGCACTGAGTTTCTTGGTGAGGTTAAGGATAGCAGCGTTAAGACGCGTTTGATCCCGTTCCAGTTCAAAACGAGCGACACCTACATCCTTGAGTTTGGCGATCAGATGATGCGCGTTTACCGCAATGGTTTGCAAGTTTTGGATGGCTCGCCAAAGACGATCACTGGCATTACCCAAGCAAACCCAGGCGTGCTTACATCTGCATCTCACGGGTTCTCTAATGGCGATGAGGTCTATGTCAGCGGCGTAGGCGGCATGACCGAATTGAATGGCCGCAATTACTTGATTGCAAATGCAACGACTAACACTTTCACGCTGACTGACTTGTTCGGCAATGACATCGACACAACAAGTTTTACTGCGTTTACGTCAGGTGGTGAAGCTGAGCAGATTTACGAGCAAGCAACGCCATATGCGGCGGCAGATATTTTTGCGCTGAATTACGCGCAGTCTGCTGACACGATGTATATTGTGCATCCAAGCTACGACATTCGCACGCTTACCCGTTCTGGTTCTGCAAACTGGACGTTTGCAACTGCAAGCATTACTGGATCGCCAAGCCCCGCTTTAAGCGGCACAGACAATCGGCCTAGCGTTGTGACGTTCTTTGAGCAACGCTTGGTTTTTGCAAATAGCAACAACAACCCGCAGACGTTGTGGTTTTCCAAGAATGGCGACTATCTAAACTTCACTGTCGGCACGGCTGATGATGATGCGCTGATCTACACGATTGCGTCCAATCAGGTAAACGCTATTCGGTATTTGTCGGCAACGCGCGTTCTCACTGTTGGAACCACTGGCGGTGAGTATGTTGTGACCGCGACCAGCGATGGCCCTGTCACTCCGACAACTACGTTGATCCGCAAGTATTCCAACTATGGCTCTGCCACAACACAGCCTGTGCAGGTTGCAGATGTGACGCTGTTCTTACAGCGCGGCAACCGTAAGGTGCGTGAGTTCCGCTACATTGGTGATGTGAACGCATCTGCGTATCAAGCACCAGACATGACCATCTTGGCTGAACACATTACTGTCGGCGGTCTCTCCCAGTTCGCGTATCAACAAGAACCTGACAGTGTGATTTGGGCTGTTCGTGACGATGGTGTGCTTGTCGGCATGACCTATCGCCGCGAAGAAGAAGTTGTTGCGTGGCACAAGCATATCATTGGTGGCACGTTTGCTAGCGGCAATGCCGTTGTTGAGAGTATCGCAACGCTGCCAACCGACACTGGCGAAGACGAGCTTTACATGATTGTAAAGCGCACGATCAACGGTGTGACTAAGCGCTATGTAGAAGTGTTGAAGCCATTTGAGTTTGGCGGCAATGCGACCGCTGCATTCTTTGTTGATAGCGGTTTGGCATATAGCGGGTCAGCAGTATCGAGCCTCTCTGCGCTGTATCACCTTGAGGGTGAAACCGTTTCGGTTCTTGCGAATGGTGCAACCCATCCAGATGCTACAGTATCGAGCGGTGGCATTGCTCTTACCTTTGCAGCGACAAGCGCGGCTGTTGGCTATGGTTTCTCGAGTTCAATGCAAACAATGCGCCTCGAATCAGGATCGGTCGATGGCACAAGTCAGGGTAAGCCTAAGCGCATTCACGGCCTTACTATCCGCCTCTATGAGACTGTCGGTATCGAGATCGGCAATGATGAAGGCGAGATAGATCGCATCCCGTTCCGCGATAGCTCGATGGCAATGGACACGGCTATCCCGTTGTTTACTGGTGATAAGGATATTGAGTTTCCTGGTGGCTATGTCGATGATGATCGACTTTATGTGCGCCAGAACCAACCATTGCCAATGACTGTGTTGGCGCTTTTCCCGAGAATGAATACGTTTGATAAATGAGAGTAGAATACCTGACACGTTCCCATTTCCTTGACGCGATTGAAAACCGCGCACCCACTGTCGTGGGAACATTGGATATGATGTTGCGCGCAATTGATGTATATACAATGCCGAAGCATGGCTTTGCATATATGGAGGATGGAACAATTTATGCTGTTGCTGGAATATTTCCGCTGTGGGAAGGTTGCGGCGAGGCGTGGGTAATACCTACTAGGGTGGTTAAGAACCGCCGCATTGCTGTTTCCCGTCACCTAAAGAAGACCTTGGCAAGATTGGGATTTGAGGAATTAAAGATGCACCGAGTCCAATCTGCTGTTAAGGTAGATTTTAAGGAGGCGCATAAACTGGCGCGCTTTGTCGGCTTTAAGGAAGAGGGCCTGATGAAGAGCTACGGCCCAGAAGGCGCTGATTATGTGAGGTATGCGATATGGCCGACCCAATAACACTGGCTGCAATATCAATCGGCACACAGGTCGTTGGCGGCATTGCGCAAAAGCGATCTGCTGATCGAGCGGCTGCGGCGGCGCGAAGCGCGGGTGAGTTCAACGCTCAAATTATTGAGCGTGACATTGGCATACTTGAGCGTCAGCGTGGCATCCTAAATGCTAATTTTCTGACAGAAACAAAACGCGCACAGATTGCATTTGAACGTGATGTGCAGGGCGGTGTGCGCGCTGGTTTTGGTTTTGCGGGAATTGATATGTCTCAGGGTTCGCCGCTTGCAGTTTTGCGCGAGAACGCCCGTGAGTTTCAGTATGAGTTAGATGTTGCCGAGTTTAACAACAAGATTGCCAATGTGCAGATTACAGACGCTCAGGAAAATGCGCGTCTTAGCGCGCAGCTTTCTCGTATGGAGGGCGGCGCACAGGCTGCTGCGCTTCGTTCTTCTGGCACTGCAAGTCTTATTGCGAGTATTGGTGGCGCTGCTCAAACAGCTTATCAATATAAGTTTATGGGCAATAGCGGCTCTGGTGGGAATGCAACGACATGAGAATACCAGTTTACAAGAGTAGAGCGCAGGCAACTTCTGAAGCGCCAGGTAAGAGTTTTACGGCTCGTATGAATGCCGCGCCTCAGATCGAAATGGAATTGCGCAAAGGTGAGGTTCTTGCGGAAGTAACTAAGCAAGTTTCTGAATTTGCTTTGCTTCGCGCAAACGCCTTGGCCGAGACCGAATACAATGAGGCAATGGTAGCGGCAGAAGAGCGCATGGAGGAAATGCGCCGTGAGTTCCGCGAAGCGCGAGACCTTAATAGTATTTTTCGAGAAGACGGAACTGGGCGTTGGGCGGAAAGCACTGCTGCTTTGCGGGCTGAGCTTGCTGATGGATTGTCAAACCGTGAACTCGAAAGCCGTTTTCTTGCACGTTTCGATCAACAAGAAGTGGCTTATCGGTTTAGACTACGCGACGAAATAGATCGGCGCATTGCCGCTCGTGCCGATGCTGCACGCGCTGCACGATTGAACCAACAAGTTGCGATTGCCTCTGATCCGACAAATGACGTTTCAATTCTGTCGTTCTTGTTGACAGGTGCTGATGCTGAATTGCAAGCGAGTATTGAAAACGGAGCAATCACCCCAGAAATGCGTTTGGTTGTAAACAATGAGCTTGCTAACACCATTGCAACAAATACTGCATTAAACTATGTGGCAAACGATCCTTTTCGTGCATTGGCGCTAGCTAGCGCATTAGACTTGCAAGAAGAAGTTGATAACGGATCTATCTCAGCGGGCGAAGCGTATATTCGTTCTAGCCTTAATGATGATGCAGAATACACGCTTGCGACATTGCAACTTATCCCGCGAGATCAGGCGATGGAAATTTTGCGTGATGCGTTAAACACTGCCACTACTTTTGCGGACGAGCAGCGTCAAATGAATGAACGGGCGGAGGCGCGCAATCAGGCTAATAATACCCGTTTGTATAACAGGTTGTTTAATGTTGATGTAGATCGCCGCTATTCGGCTACAGAAATTGCGCGCGATTACCCTCAAGTTCACGCGGCATTTATTGGCAACCCAGACTATGAAACAAACGGCCTTTCTGGTCAGCAGCTTTATGATACGGGGTATAATTACATTGCGAGAACTGGTGAGTTTACTCCAGCTCAGCAAGAGGTTCTTAGAGATAATCTTAGCGCTACTGGTTCTGGCGCTGTATTTGCGGAGCAAAGCGATCCAGCGACTTATGCTGAGCTTCAAGACCTAGCTGTAAATGGCCGCCTTACTTTTGAGCGCCTTTCTGCTGAACGCGGTCGATTATCAATGGACCATTACACAAACTTTTCCAATAGAATTGGCACTGAATCTGACGAGACGGCTCGCAATTTAACAGACTTAGCTAAATACACATTTGGCTATGAGCAGTTTTCAAGCGCAGATGATACTGTTCAAACTTTTTCTCGATTTGCATATCAATCTGTTATGGCTGAGTTTGAAACAGAGAGGGCGCGTAGGCGCGAAACTGGCGAATCATTCACGGCTCCAGAACAGCGCCAGTTTATGAACAGCTTAATAGAAGAAGAGCGAGTTCAGTTCCGTCAACAATTAAGAGATGATTTGCGTAATTACCTAGACAGTATTTATAACTTGCCTCCATTGCGTCCTGGCAATGAAATAGCTGACCTTGACGCCTGGTATAATGGACTTGATGCTAATGAAAAGCGCGCGCAACAATCCAATTATCAGGGTTGGCGTGGAAATATCTCTTATAGACTTGAACTAATTGAGCGGTGACGAAATGAGCAGATTTCTCGATACAGACGAAGAAATGATGCGTTACATGGAGGCCGAGCAGCTTGCTCGGTCTGGCATCCGCGCTGAAATGTTGCCGAATGTAAAAGTCGAATATGACCGCATATCCGACATGGAGAACCTGTATACAGAAACCGAAAGCGGTGCGCTTGTTCGTGTTGGTTCTCGTAAGCCAACTGTTGAGCAAACTATTGCCACAGATCAAAATAAGGTAATGAAGGATATTGCTGAAGACGGCCCATCTGAGCAACAATCTTCTGAGACAGACATTCCAACCAATGGTCGTTGGCCGATTGAAAGCATCCAAGGCGGCGCAGGCGGCCCAGTGTTGGAAGATTATCTAGCGGCAGGTTACACTGAGCAGGAATACAATGATTACGCGCAATGGCAGCGTGATCGTTTGCTTGAGATACCAGGTCTACAATTTCCTACAACGCTTACGCCAGAAGAAATAGAGGCCTACTCTCAAGAGATTGGTGCAGAATTAGCGCAGCCAATGGATGAGACGTTGCGCAGCGAAGGGCGTATGTTCACCACGCAATTGCTGCAAGATTACTTTGGCGCTGATGAAAATCTTGCAGAAGTTCTCACTGATCGTATTTGGGGTAACAACCTTCCAAATCAGCCCCTTGGTGGTGGAATAGACATCACGCCTATTGGTGGCTTGATGGCTTTGCAGGAGGGCCGCAGAACATTTGAGCGCGGCGTAAATACGGGCAATGAAGTTGATATTGGCATCGGTGTGCTTGAGGGACTTCTTGGCGCGATTGAGCTTTTGCCGTATGGTGGTGCTGCAACAAAGCCTTTAGAGGCTGGCATTAGACGAATAGAGCCTCAGCTACGAAGCACAATCCGTAATCTTCGTGGTATGCAGGAAGCAGGTGGTGCGCAGTAATGGCTATTGATCCGACACAATTGGCAGAAGAACAGGCTCAGCGCGAAGGCATTAACATCGCGGGACAGCCAACACAAATCGCACGCGGCCCACAAGAGTATGTGCAACTTGCAGGCCCAGTGCGCTCGTTCTTTGATCTTCTTGCAAGTCAAGGTCGCCGCGTTATTGGTGAAGGCGGCCAAGCTGCTCGTGTGCCTACACCGCAGGAAGCGCCTCTTATTCAAGAGCCAATTGGTGAGATTCAAGAGCGTTTAGCTCCGCAAGTGCTTTCACCAGAAGGTGTCACCCGTTTCCAAGAGACTGGTGGCGAAGCGCCTGCACCTGGTCGTTTTGGGGAAATTCAACAGGAAGAAGAAGTTTTGCAATCTGCAACGGAGGCGCTTGATGAACAAGCTGCCGCTGCGTCAACAGGTGCGCAAAACATCAACCAAGAGCTAGACATTCCTCTTGGCGAGCCTGTCACTCCACCAGAAATTACAGATGAAGTTGCTGAGCGCGCTGCTGCGGCCGCTGTCGATCCAGATGCGCCATTGCGTAGTTTGCAGGAAGGCGGCGACTTCAACTTTAATTACATTGAAAACCCAGAAGACATTGGGCGCGTTATCACCGAGCTAGGCGCAACATTTGCAGATGAAACTGTTGCAGCGGCTCGTGGCGTTATCAGTAATGAAACAACACTCGATGACGCTGCTCGTTTGGCTGCCGATGAAATCGGTCTGACGCGCCGCATTCTGAATCGCCGCATTGGCGAAGGTGCTATTAATGCGTCTGAAATGGTTGCCGCGCGTGAACTTCTTGTTCGCAGTGCGCGCCGTATTACTGAACTAGCGGAAACTGTATCTAGCGGAACAGCAACCGCAGCGCAGCAACTTGAGTTTCGCCGTCAGCTTTCCATTCACGCTGCAATCCAGATGCAAGTTAAAGGTATGCAGACGGAAGTTGCGCGCACATTGCAATCATTCCAAATCCCTGTTTCTGGCGAAATGAGCGCAGATCGCTTGAATGCAGAAGCATTGCGTATGCTCAACGAAGGCGGCATTGACGAGGCAAGCACTCGTGCATTGGCAGATCGCATCGGTCAGCTTGGCGCATTGCCAGAAGGTCAGCGTGCTGCTGCGATCAACGAGATTACGCAGCGCGGTTGGTATGCTCGCACAAAAGAAGCTGCCACCGAAGCATATTTGTCTGGCCTACTTTCTAGCCCCGCAACACAAGCGCGCAACACTCTTGGCACTGCATCTTTCATGCTGTTCCAAATTCCATCGGAGATGATTGCAGGTGCATATGGTACAGCTATTCGCGGCGGCAACCGTATTCTTGCACCAAACCGAGTGCTGCCAGAAGATCAAGTATACATCCAAGACGCTTTCATTCGCTTGCGCGGATGGATGGACAGCTACCGTGACGCTTTGCGCGCAGGCGGCATTGCGTTCCAAACCGAAGTTCCCGCAAGCATGGCGACCAAGATTGATGCGCCAGTGGGTGCGATTCGAGGTTCAAACGATACTTTTTATGGCCGCGCAATTAACGAGTTGGGTCGTCGCGCTCGCTATCCATTCCGTTTCTTGCTTGGTGCTGACGAGTTCTTCAAGACGATCTCACAGCGCGGCGAACTTTATGTGCGCGCGCATCAGCGCTATCAAGCGAGTTTGCGCGCAGGAAACGATCACCAAACTGCGCTTGATGATGCGGGCATGATGCTACTCGATCCTAGCTCCGCAGCTACAGAACTTTCCACACAAGCTCGTTACGATACAATGATGAGCGACTTGGGTGCATTTGGCCGTTTAGCTCGTCAAATCCAAGATACGATCCCTGGTCGTATCATCTTGCCGTTCTTCACTGCGCCGACAAACGATTTCTTGCGCACGATAGAGCATATTCCACTTATGCCAAGCCGCACTTGGTCGGATTTGTTTGGAAACAACGGGCCGCGCGCTCGGCAACTTGCTCTAGGGCGTTGGACTCTTGGTAGCGTAACTTTGGCAACTGTCAGCCAATATGCAATGGATGGTCAGCTCACTGGTGGTATGCCTGCAACCGAAGCAGCGCGTAATGCTTTGCCACCAGGTTGGCAGCCTTATAGTATTGTTTTGCGTGGTGAAAACTTCCCGACAGATGAAAACGGCGAACCTATGCCGCTTTATGATGCTTATAGTCGTCCAAACGGGCCGCTAACATATGTAAGTTATGCGGGATATGGCCCAGTGAGTTCTGTATTGGGTATTGGTTCTGACGTTACGCAGCGTATGTATATGATGCGTGATCCGTCCAAGAACTCAAACATTGCATCGGCAGCAATCGCAGCAACCGCAGATTACTACCGAGAACTTCCAATGCTGCAAGGCGTATCAGAAGTTATCAACGTGCTTGAGGCTGCTGCTCGCGGTGACGCACTGAGCGTTGAGCGCATGTTGCGCAGCCCTGCCGAAGCAGCAACTCCGCTCGGCTTCCCAAGCCCTGTTAGCTCTTTGCAGCGCAACATTCAGCGCGCAATTGACCCGACCCGTGTTGTGCCGCGTGAAGACATCCAATACGTCACTATGGACAGTTTGATGGCGGGAGTTGCAGAAGGCCGTTATCTCATGCCAGACGGTTCACCAAACTATCGTCTCGTAGGCACACCAGTAGGTGACGCAGGGACAGTCATGCGTCAGGCACTTGAGGCAATTGATGCGTATCAATCACGCGATAGTATCTTCCGCGATGAGTTAGACCTTAACGTGCCTCGCTATGATGTCATGGGTAATATTGTTGGCGAGAGCGACATCAGTATTTCAACAGCACCAGGCCTTGCGGCTTGGAACCTAACAACAGGCATGACTATTCGCCAAGGTGAAATGCCAACACCAACTCAAGACGAGCTTATGCGCTTGGCTGTAACTACTGGCGGTTCTGTGTTAAGTAACCCTGACCGCAGAGATGGTGTTCGTCTATCGCCTGGAGCGCAATCTGACTTGGTTCGCATTGCAAAGAACGAGGTTACGCTCCGTCAGCCTGGCGCTGGCTACGTTGATTTCCGTGGCGCACTCGACAACCTGATAAACACAAACGCGTATATCATGGCACAAGACGTAGAGCGCCGTTCAATGATTCAAACTATGCAGGATCAATACTTTGAAGCAGGCTTTGATATTTTGCTACAATTGGATCAATATGCTAACCTGCGGCAAGCCGTTGAAGATCGCCGCAACCTACAAGAGCAGGGCATGAGATGACCGTAAGCAGCAGCACAAACAAAGTTTCGTATAACGGAAACGGCTCCACCACCGTTTTCGCTTACACGTTCAAAATCTTTGATGAAGGCGATCTGACCGTCATCATTCGTGACGCGAGCGGAACTGAAACCACGCAAACCATCACGACCAACTATACTGTAAGTGGCGTTGGTGACGCTGGTGGCGGTAATGTCACCATGCTCACTGCACCTGCAAACGGCGAAACCATTACGATCCTGCGCGAACAGGACTTGCTGCAAGGTCTTGATCTCGTCCCTAATGATCCATTCCCCGCGCAGTCTCTCGAAGACGCGCTCGATAAACTTGTGTTTATGGTGCAGCAGCATGACGAAGAACTTGCGCGCTCAATTAAGGCATCTAAGACAAACACAATCACATCTACTGAGTTTACAGTTTCAGCAGCAGACCGCGCGAATAAAATCTTCGCATTTGACGGTAGCGGTGAACTTTCGGTTACTCAGGAGCTTGGCACATTCCGTGGTGATTGGGCGACATCTACAGCCTTTGCTGCACGCGATATTGTGAAAGATACATCTAACAACAATATCTATATCGCCAATACATCGCACACATCGAGCGGCACTACACCTATCAGCACAAACGCTGACAGCGCCAAGTGGGATTTGCTCGTTGATGCAGCGGCGGCAGCGACTTCTGCGGCAGCAGCGGCATCTTCGGCAACAGATGCGGCTAACTCAGCAACCGCCGCTGCTGCGTCCGAAAGCACTGTTGCGGCATCTGCAACGGCAGCGGCTACATCTGAAGCAAATGCGGCAGCTTCGGCAACGGCGGCTGCGGCATCTGCTACAGCGGCAGCGGCAAGTGAAACTGCTGCGGCTACATCCGAGACAAACGCAGCAACGTCCGAAACGAATGCAGCGACATCTGAGACGAATGCGGCAACCTCGGCAAGCAACGCATCTACGTCTGAGACCAATGCAGCAACGTCTGAATCAAATGCAGCGACTTCTGCGTCAACCGCGACCACACAGGCAGGTAATGCAGCAACGTCAGCATCGGCTGCCGCGACTTCTGCGACTAACGCATCAAATTCGGCAACGGCGGCAGCATCATCTGAAACCAATGCAGCGTCTAGCGCAACCAATGCAGCATCTAGCGCAACTAATGCAGCATCTAGCGCTTCTGCTGCTGCCGCTTCTCAGACTTCTGCTGCTGCATCTGCGGCTGCGGCTGCAAACGCTTACGACACATTTGATGATCGTTATCTTGGAAGCAAAACATCTGACCCAACACTAGACAATGATGGCAATGCTCTTGTTGCAGGCGCGCTTTACTTCAACAGCAATGCAAATGAGATGCGTGTGTATGATGGGGCAAACTGGATTGCGGCTACATCGGCAGGCAATACTTCCTTGTTGGAGTATAATTATACCGCAACGAGCGGTCAGACTACTTTCTCTGGTGCTGACGATAATTCAGCTTCACTAAGCTACATCCAAGATAATATAATCGTCACATTGAACGGCGTTACTCTCGAAAACGGTTCCGATTACTCGGCCACAGATGGCTTAAGTGTTGTTCTAACTACTGGTGCTGCAACTGGCGATGAGCTTAATGTCGTTGCCTTTAAGTCGTTTACTACCGCAGACATGGTTTCATCTTCTGCTGGTGGCATATTCTACGGCAATGTCGATTTTAGCGCAGGCATTGATGTAACTGGAAACATTACCGTTACTGGAACTGTTGATGGTCGGGACCTAGCAACAGATGGAACGAAGCTGGACAACATCAATCAAGGTGTTGCTACAACTGACAGCCCGACCTTTGTAACTCTCAACGCAACTACAGTAGACTTGGGAGATTGGACTGTAACGGAAAGTTCTGGAACACTGTTCTTTGCGTATCAAGGAACTAATAAAATGAAGGTCGATTCCTCGGGGAATTTGACCTGTGTCGGTGATGTAACGGCGTTTGGGACTATGTAAGATGGCTGTGCAGAGTAGTGGTGCAATTAGTCTTAGCGATCTAGCTGATGAGTTTGGCGACACTCAGCCTTACTCTATGAGCGAGTATTATCGCGATGGAGGCAAAGTGCCAGGGGTAAACTCTAATGTCCCCGCTTCTGGTCTTATTCGTTTGCAAAACTTCTACGGCTCAGTAAATGAACTACTGCAAACTGTAACCGCTAACGCCAGTATTAATGCACAGACTATCTTTGGATCTGATTGGGGAACAAGCATTCCCAAGCGCCTAAGTATTCCTTCTGGTGTAATTATTGGGCCTCTCACTATTCCGTCAGGCATGGGTGGCTCACTAGAAGTAGACGTAGCAGGTGAGATACAAGGCACTGGCGGTTCTGCTAATGGTGGTGCAGGTGGTAACGCCATTACGTCTAACACTAGCTTTACTTTGAATGTGCTATCTGGTGGCGCTGTTCGTGGTGGCGGCGGCGGTGGCGGTGCAGGCGGTACTGGTGGCGGTGGTAGTTATACCAGCACAACAACACAAGTAGACGAAAACTATAATGGCGCTAGCGGTTGGCAAGTTTATAGTGGCACGTATGGAAGAGTGTATCTTTACTATGGTCAGAATAACTACCAAGGGTATGTCAATGTTGGTGGCGGTCATATGACCAATACAGGCCCTATCACTCTTAATGGTTGGACATATACTAGAAGCACCTATAGACAAGAGTATGGCGGCGCAAAGAGTTATAGGTATGTAAGAACCCAATCTTCTACAGTAAACACCAACGGTGGCTCTGGTGGTGCAGGTGGTAGAGGCCAAGGCTACAACCAATCACTAGCATCTGGTTCTGGCGGTTCTTCAGGCGGCACTAATGCAGGTACAGGCGGTACTGGTGGGTCAGGCGGTGGGTTTGGCTCTGCAGGTTCAACAGGTAATACTGGCGCTAATGGTAACCGCACTAATGGTTCTGGTGGTAGCGGCGGCGGT